CCCAGTACATCCTTATTATTGGTTGCGTCACCTGTAAACAGCACTGCATTAAAATGGTCTATACCTTGCGCGCTAGGTGCGGGAAAATTTTCTAGTCGGAAGGTGAAGTAGTTAGTTGGGATGCTGTGAGCGAGGTCAGCGTCAAGAGTAGTGATGACGCTTTTGTCTGTGTTGTTGCCGCCATCCCCCACACATACGTACCAGCACTCGTTGGCGAAATCGATACCCGTCACATGGGCGCCAGTACCAGCGCTTGGGTCCGCGCTGCCAATCCATGTGCCGTCATCCCCGTAGTACACCTCGCCTGCATCAGCGTCTATAGCCATCATGATTACCGACCCACCCGCGTACGCACCCAGCGTCGAGAGAATGCCTGCATTTTGGTAGATACGTCCGGTGGTGTCACCGAATCCGAAGCTCTCGCCAGCAGAAACGCCAGCATAGTAAGCACGTTCTTCCCCCGACTTGTAGCACCCCGGATACGCGTAAACTCCGTCAGGTGTTATCTCTAAGTAATATTTACCTGTCGCTGGTATGCGGAGGTTGGCAACTAGGATGCTATTCGTTGCGCTGTAAGGCGGGTCAACCTTCAGGCCTCCCTCTGTAATCTTCCCGTTCGCGCCTCCCTGACAAACTGACCACACCGTGCCAGGGTTGCTGGGTACGTCGGCGCTGCCGTTGGCGGCATCGGACATGCTGTTAGCAGTTAGGTTGTTGCCGTTGGCACTATCGTCGGTGCCGTCACCAATGTCACTTGACATGACAAAGCTGTTGGTGCCAGCGGCATTAGCAAGAGCAACCATTGCCGCGTCACTGATAGGTGTCCACACCTCGCCGTTCGTGCCCACCGTAGTGAACTCGCCGCACTTACTGGTTACGTCACCGGACAGAAAAGCTACTTGAGCCATCAGGCCAGCGTAGTAGCCAGCAGCACCTACAAGCCTACCGACGTTAATAGAGGCACCGGCGGTGTTGAATCCTTGCGTCAATCCCGCAGTAGGATTTGCGCTAAAAGTGACACGCACACCGTTAACGTATACTCGCATGCGGTCAGCCGCTGTGGCGTTATCAGTGTCCCACACCCAACGAATGTGCTGCCACTCTGAGTCACGCCACACAGGTGTAGCGGTTAGGTTGGTACTACTCGAATATTGAATGAGAAACGTGTCATCCGGCTGCCAACTGAAATACAGACGGGTGCCTCCACTACCAGCACTTGCTAGGTACATAGTTTGAGACAAACGAGTCCGCCGCACCCAAGCACTGAAGGTCCATGCCGTTTGGTTCTGCGTGGCCGCGAAAGTGTCCGACCAATAGTCAGCACTACCATCAAGCCACGCAGAGCGCGTGATGTTGTCTTTACCGTCCCAAATACCGCCAGCCCCTTGAGAAGACCTCAGTTCAAACATTACCGGTAATCCTGTACTTTGCTGACGAGGTAATCGCTGCCAAAGCGCTCAAGGATAAGCACGTCGTATGCGTTAGCGGTCGTGGAGAGGGTTATTGCCGTACCGCCCGCTGAAAACTTGTAAGCTGCATTCCATCCTGCTGCGGTACGGCCCCCGGTTGCGTCCTGCTTGATGCGCCACACAACGGTGGCACCATCGGACACACCCACTGGCGCGGCGATACTGGTCAGATTACCAGTAAGAGTTGAGTGGACTACGTTGCCGTTGGTCCAGTCAGGAGCTGCGGCACCTGTAGCGGGACCGGTGATGGGAGTGAAATACTGTTGCTTTGTCCAGGCGCGGGTGACATTGGTCTTGGCTGTGTTCGCGTCGTATTCCTGGACATCGACACCAACCACCAAGTTCAGCAGAGTCTTCATTGCAGCGTAGTTCGCCGCCTGAAGAAGGCTTCTGCTGTTCGCGGATGCATCAGAAATTTGCGATGCGGTGATTGACGTGACGTCGATTGGTTGCCACGAGAAAGTCCCGCCGCTTGCGATGAGACCCTTGGCGTCATCGGCTGGATTGGCAGGCGCAGGGATTCCGGCATTGGTGCCCAGGATGCCCACAACGTCGTTGTAGTTGACCGCGTCTGTGCCTGAGGCTCCTGAAGCAAGGTTGATAATCTTCAGAGCTGCGGCATTCCAGTTTGAACCGGACTTTGACAATGCATCACCGAGAGAGTCTGTCGCTTCCTCGGATACGTAGAGTGACTGCAACAGTGCCCTGTCAAGGTCTTCTTCGTCCAAGGTAGACCCATTCACGTAGTCGGTCAGCACCGAAGTAGGAGTGGTCCTGCCTACCTTTACGTTGTCAACCCCCACAGCCGGGGCAGACGAAAAGCGCACTTGCGTTGCTGAAAGATATACGAGTCCAGAATCTTCGACCTCATCCTCGTACCCCTTGACATGCGCCTGGTCGATGTAAGGGAACGAGAAAGTGAAGTCAGTCGTGGAACCGTCACCATTGAAGGTTTCGTAACTGGTTGCCATTTATTGTTCTCATTGTTGGCAAGGGGGCATTGCGCCTCCTGTTGTGTGGTTAGTCGCTCTGCATCAGAGATTTTTTGGGTCCAATATCAGGGTAGGGTCAGACCGCCTGGCCCTCAGCAAGTCGCGGAACTTCTTCACGATGCTAGAGGCTTGGTCAGGGTTACGCTGCATCTTGCGCGCGACCTTCCGAGAATCCTTGAAGTACATGTTGTAGTCAGCATCGCTCCGCATCAATACCTTCTTGGCACGAGCTTTGTACTTGTCGACAATCTCTGCGAGGCGCGACTGCTTGGTTTTCGTCCCTTCTGCTTTGAAGCCACCGTCAGAATCGGGAAGGCTCCAATAGTAGTCCTTTCCAATCTCCTCCATCAGCCTGTCGTACAGACTCGGCTCGCCCTCGATGGGCTTGTGCGCCAGACGCTGGAGACGCTCGTACTGCTCCTTGTCAAACTCGTACTCACCATCCCTTCGAGGAAGGTCAGAGAACGATAAATTGATGCGCCTCAACTCCTGCAAAACCGGGTCGAACTCTTCGGTGTTGCGTACGAAGGGAGACACCGAGCCAAACCATTCCGTGTCACCACGGTCGTACTCAAGAGGCTTGCCGGTAATGATGTCGTAGCGAGCAGGCAGGTCTTTCGACCACCCTGGAATCTTCGCCTTGAACCCATCGATGATGGATCCATTTTGGTGGCGTATGGTGGTATCACCGAAGTCCGTGCCGAATACGTCGTCCGAGACATTCGCGGCCTGACGCAGGAGGCCTGGAGCATACCCCGCAAGATGCCTGCGAAGCATTGCCTCGCCCTTTCGGTCGGCTTCCGCCAGCCCACCCATGACGTTGTACAGGCCTTGGAGGAAAGTCTTGTTGGACAAGGTATCCATCGATGAGACGAGAAGCGCAACCGCAATCTCTTCGTTCTCCTCAATAGTGAGGTTGGCTGAGATTTCGTTCCAGTTCGCTGCTTGCGCCAGGAACATCCCGAAGGGGTCCATGCGGCTGTAGCTAATGTACTCTCGCTCACCGTTTTCGTTGGTGGTCACCAGACTATACGGTCGCCACCCTGCCGCCACCCAGCGCGCGCGCACTTTGGGGTCAGCTGGTCCTGAGCCGGTTATTTTCCCCTCAAGGGCAAACGCAGCAGCGCTCGACCAAAGGGTTGCCCCCACAGCCAGCTTGCCTTTCGCCTTTGCCTTTATCACGGGGTCAGGAGAATTGAGTGCCGCACGCACGGACGGACTAAGGTGGGCAATGCCAGGGGTGCGCACTGCAACGTCGGTGACTAGGTTCCACGGCGTGCGAATGAAAGGGAGGACTTGACGGAGTACCGGCACCTTGTTTGCCAGCTTCTGTATTTCGCCCACAGCCTTCGTAGCGCCCCCCCTTTGGGAGTCAGTAAGCTCTTGCGTGAACGTCGCCTCACGAGCCTCTTGGCGTGCCCCTACGTCCAATCCTTTGCCGTCTGGACCGAACCCTGCTTTGAACTTTTCTTCTGTCCACTTCGCTCGCGCGACACGGTCAGCTTTGGTGTTCCCAGGGATGACAGATAACGCTTTCGTCTCCAGCTTTGCGCGCAGAGCGGACCGGTAGGACATCTGCTTGAACACTTCATCAGACGTGAGCAACAACCGGGTAGGTAAACGCACGATGGTTCCTATCGCGTTCACGCTATACGCCATCCAACTCTTCCCTTCCATTGAGATTGCGTGACTGAAGTCCTCGACCTGCCGAACGTTGGGGTCAAGCACGTTGTTTGCCTGCCTGAATGCCTTGTATCCGAACCGCAATGACTGCGGGATAGAGGTCAGTAGATGAAGTAGTTGTTTCATGCCCTCATCGGTTACGTCCATGTCGCGCATCATCGCGCCCCCAACAATCTTCTCGATGGGGTTCACAATCATCTTCACTGCGTTGGACGACGCGTTCACCAAGTGAGTGGTCGGGGCTGACAGCAGCGAGTTGATGTAAATCTCATTAGCCACCCTTGCGAGTCTGCCTAGCCTGCTCTCGGAGTGAGAGGCAACTCGGATGACACCCTTGGGGTCACCAAGCATTGAGCGCACGCGATTCGCGAGCACACCTACGCCACCCTCTCCACCGTTCTCCTCCAGAATCTTCTTGAGCAGCTCAGGGTCACCGATGTCAGCAGTCTTGATTCGACCCGCAGCGGTCACTCGGGCAGCGCCACGCTGAATGTCTTTTAAGTTGGAGACAAGCTCCGAGAGCTGAGTAACACGCTGTAGGAACTCACCCTTAACGTCATCGCCCATCTCAAAGGCTTTGGCGAGGCGGTCAACTTCCATTGCCAACGACTGCGCCATCATCTTGCCCGAAAGCAGATACGTGACTTGGTCCTCTGCGTTTTGCGCTGAGATTTCAAGCCCACGCATGAACAGCTGCTCGTCGCCATCAACCATGTCAGACAGTTGTCGCACAGCATCGCCATGCATGTCCTTTAAGGTGTACGTGCCTTCCTTTGTCCAGCGACCTACAGTGCCCTTCATTTCCTGAACGAGACCCTGCCACACCTGCTCGACTTCTGCTTGCGAATCCATCTTGGACCAGTTGAACACACCAGGGTCACCGATGACGTCGTCACCAGCACGCCTCTCAGAGAGTAGCGTTCGCAGTCGCACGGTATCCACTGGAGGACGCTTCGCAGCTTCAGCCCTTGCAGCCTCACGCTTCTGGCGCGCATAGAGACCGAAGTCTTGGTCCCTCCATACGTCCAGCTCCTTCTGCACCGCTTCACGGACCTCAGGCTCAACCTTATCCATGTACTCGTCGCGTTGCTTGTTTGTTTTCAGGCTCTTGGCGTGACGCAGGTGCTTGATGAGCAATAAGGTGCCGCTTGTTAAGGAACCCAACCCAGCGCCTTCAAGCACCGCCTTCAGCGTGGCCTCAGCCGCAGTGTCTGACGCATCAGCCGCGAGATATTCAGTGACTGGATTCTCCAGCGCAGGAAACTCCTGTACCAGATTCGACAGCCTATGCTCGTGCACGTTGAATGCCATGCCATCAGCCAGCATGCCTGCACCAACAGTAGACACAGCAGTTCCCGCGCCAGCGGCACCAAGGGCGCCCTTGAATGTCAGGAACCCGAATAGAAACTGAGCGGTGCTTTTTGTAAGTTCACCGGCAAAGGTGGAAGGCTTGCCCAGGAAATTGTCCTCGCGGCCTGGGACACCGAACACCGGGTCTATGAATTCAGGATGGCGTTCTACTCGAACACGCTCTTCCTCCAGAGTCAGGAAGGTGACGAACCGGTCGCCAGGGTCTCTCATCTGCTCAGCGAACGCTGGGCGCCCCATAGGGATACCTGTCGCGTCTTCAAACAGTTGAGAAGCGTTCTCCCCGGCATTCTCAACGGCTGACACTACGCCTCGCACGGGGCCTGCAATTGCATCCAACAAAGACAACATGACGCCGCCTTCTTCGGTGCCCTCATCCACCAGCGGCACCTCAGCCTCGATGACAGTCTCGCCGGTCCCTTCCTTAGGAGTTGCAGCCGCAGTAGCCTCGATGACAGTCTCGCCGGTCCCTTCCTTAGGAGTTGCAGCCGCAGTAGCCTCTTCATGTGGCACAAGACCCTTTTTCTTCTTGAGGGCTTGGTCTTGCGCCAGTATTTCTTGAACACTAGCCATTTACGGCTCTCCTGTTGTTATTGTTTTTGTTTTTCGATGAACTTGTTGATGGCAGCTACCCACGCTTTTCCGTACTTAGTAGCCCACTCTTTCTGCTGCTCTGGGTTCCATGAATTCTCGATGATATTCTGAAGCGTTTCAGGCTCAAGCGCTCTGGTTGATTCTTTATACGGCAGCGTCTTCGCTAATGCTGTGTAGACGTCTCCTTTTTGGGCTACGCTCGTGGAGTCGCCCAGCTCTTGGGCGGCTTTGGCGCGCTCTCCTTCTATGAACTTGGCGAATTCGAGAGCGAACTTAAATTTTGTTGTATCTACACCATCATCGTTGGCGTCGATGATGTACTCCGTGCCATTCATACGAATCTGAGCGATACGAGCGATGACAGCGTTTCGAAGCGCTGCGTTCTCTGCGTTGGTGCCTAGCTCATCGACAGCCATGGTGCGCATGAGCGTCAAAGGGGATTCACGCAGCGTTGCCGTAACATTAGGATGAGCCTTCTCAAACACGCCCTGGGCACGAACCGCTTGGTCAATCGCACGGTCCAGCATCCTGCGGCCTTCCTTGCTTAGCCTGCGCTGCTCTGCCGCCACGAACATCAGGTTCGTCAGTTTACTGACTTCATTTCTACCACCTTCCATGTGGATTTCCTGCACCTTTATCATCAGCGCGTTCTCATCAGCCATAGAAACAGGGGGAGAGGCTTCACGGTCAAGGTAATCGCGCCGCAGCTTTTGCATCTGCACGGCAGTTTTGGGGTCCAGCGGAGTCAGCTCATCGATTACCGCATCGAACTTTGCTAGGTCTTCTGTGGTGCGCAACCTCACAGCCTGCGCAGTCAAAGCGTTCACACGCTCGTCCTTTATCCTATCGTATGTATAGTGCGCGAGCTTCTCAGCCGATACATTGCGCTCGAAGATTTTACGCTCGGTCGCCTCTTGCGCTTTTCGGAACATAGCAGTTCCAGAGAGGAAGCTACCGGGCGCAGTCTCAATTTTCGACGCAACCTCGAACACATCGGAGTCGCCGGTAGCGAGAGCCTCAGCAGCGATGAGGTCCGTTAGGGTTTGGTTCACCCACTTGCCTTGCAGCGGTGCTTCTCGTAGGTAATCACCTACGACGACTTGGACACTCGCCGCCAATGTCTCGAAAGGGAGGTCGGCATCTATACCGGCGTCAACGACTCGGGTTAATTCGTTTTGCACCTGAATCTTGCGCTCAGCCGCGCGCACCTCGGCGACCTTTTTGATGCTCTGGCTTTGGAGACTGTCTCGGGCCGCGTGACGGATGGGCATGAAATGCTCAACGATGTCGGCACCACTATATGGCTTACCAGCGAAGTTCTCCGAGGCGTAATCTAAGAACTGTTCGCGCTCCCACTCGGCGTACGCTTCAGATGTCTCTGCAAGCTCAGGATTTTTTGCCAGTGCCTCTTCCAGGGAGGCAGCGTAGTCGGCGCCTTGAGTGCGTAGGTCCGCTTGCGCGAACCCTCGCATTAAGGCTGGATTCGCACCTTCCGGCAGGACGCCTGCCTTGATTGCGTCAACCAGACGTAACTCTTGCGCTGCATACAGAGCCTTCCCCTCATCGATGTCAATCTCTTCTTGTTCCGCTGCCTGATTCAGCTGCCCAATCTGGTATTTCTGTAGACCAGACGAGAGCCTGCTCATTGCCTTTGCAAGCCCCTCAAACCCGGTACTGGCTACAGGTGCACTGGCAGGACGTACGAACGAGTCCACGGGGCGCGCAGCGGGTCTGACGTTGCCCTGTGCGCCTCTTAGTGGGTCGCCTACGATGGGTCGTGCCATGCTTAATTCCTCTTATGAATGTTCTCAGACCTCGAAGCCTGGGAAGCGATTTCGTCCGTTATCTCTTTTTTTTGTACGGGTTGGTGTTCGTGGTCTTAGGTTTACGCTTGCCCGTCTGAGCGGCGTAGATGCTCGCAGCACTGGCACCGAAGTCCAGCGCGGCAACGGCGCTGCTTGGACGCTTCGCGCCACTTGGTTTCGAATTCTCGATGCGACTCCTGCGCTTGGCATCCAGTCCTTTGATGTCAGCAAGAATCTGCCGGTCTTCGAACTCTGCGCTCTTGAATACATCGTTTCGGTATCTGGCAAGGGAGGCATCGTAGTCACTGAGTAGAGACTCAATACTCACCCCCGCTACGCCACCCTCAGCAGCTGACACTTTTGCAGCAGCCTTCGCCTTCATGGACTCGATGTTTGCTGTGAACACAGAAGCGTCACGGGCAGTGTCGTTCTCTCGCTGCCTGCGCGCCAACCCTTCAGTCTCCAGAACAAAGGCGCTGTTCGCCTCATCAATGGTGCGTGCGTTGAGTTCTTCCTGCCTCTGGTCCTCGGCATCCGCCCATACGCTCTGCTCCATGAAGCCACCTACCGCTTGAAGTCCGCTCATTGCAGTCGCAATCCACGCAGCAGTGCTTATTGGTTCACACATGTATGACTCCTTGTGAACGGAAAGTAGATGTGCCCACAAAGGGACATGAAGGGGTTCTTGTGGTAAATGGTGAAGCCCAACCATTCTAGCCAGCGGTGGTGGATGACGTTCTCCCTGTGCACGATGTTGCCCAAGGTTCCACGGTCCCAGCTCCATTGGTTTATCCAGTTTCGACTATCCCTCAGGAACTGCCGCGCATGCTTAGCTACCAACAGGTCCGTCCCCAACAACCAGACAGGGGACAGACCAGGGTCGGGGATGAACTCACCGAGACCGAACATGCCGAGAATGTAACCGTCATCAGCCACGAGCGTGTAGGAGTCGGGTCCGTAGGTTGCTTCCTTAAGTGCCTCCATCGGGACGACACCCAGACCTTTGCACTCAAGTACGTCTGCCGGTCGAAGGTTGGGATGCAGCTTTGCCGCATCTTCAAGCACTGACTCACGTATGATGTACTGAAAGGTCATCCTCTTACGCTCCTGATTGAGAAACGTCCCTCCCACTCAGCTGACGTAAATGTCGCAGGGTGAAACGAGTCGGCTGTGATAGAGATTTCAACGCCGGTATTCTCGGCAAGAATTGGCACGCGGAACTCACCATCGTTCATGGCAATACTTCCGAGTATGTTGGTTGCCTCACCTGTGATACGCCCTGTGTGGGTGTACGTGGATGCGTCCCCATGGTCTGGACTCACAACAACATCGAAGAACGCAGTGGATGCGTAAGACAACGTTATGTGGTTCAACAACAGACGCCCTTCTTGGATGACCGTCTCGCCACCACCAGCATTGGGTTCCCTAACGTACATCGGAGAGAACACGTACGAAGACGTGAAGTTCTGCCCTATGTAGACAAGCTTGCTGGACCAATCATCAGTAACAGTGATTGTGTTGGGGGCTGCCGGAGTGATGCCCTGGGCAATGACACCGGCAGGATTGGCGCCGTCCTCGCGAGTTACCACGGTGTACGTCTTGTTAACGTCAACGTCCCACGGCAGAGTGAAGGTGGTTTTGTTGGTGACCGCGCTATACGACACTGACGAGCAGGCAGCTTCAGTGATTCTACGGTCGAGGTGATACAGCATGCGGAAACCCGTAATGGGGTCACCGATGGTCTCGTCCTTGCGCCCGTCCTCGACATTTACCTTCTCAAGGTAGACGCCATCACTATACTGCATGACTAGGTACAAGGTGGACTCGATGAAGTCAGCATTCAGGATGACAATGTCATTGAAGCTCCACTTCACCCAGGCGCTTTGCAGCTTCTGCTGCCCCACGTAGTAGAACCTGTACATGCATAACTCGTCCGCAGCATCTGTCAGGACCGCGAGCAGGTTGTTGTTTGGACTGCCCGCCAACTTGGTGACATTCGGTGCTACGTAGCTGGGCACATGCCCGGTCACTTCCGCAGCATCATCGACACTGGAGTCTCCCTGCACGAGATACTCTCGCACCGTGGAGAACTGCCCTCGATTGGCAGCGAAATAGACGCTTGACCCCATTTCCAGGGGGGACGTCCGCAGTGATGCCTCATACTCAGTTGTGGGGTCGATTGACGCGTTCGAAGAGGTGAGCGTGTCGCCTCCCTCCAACCTGAACTGGGTCTGGTCGGAGAACAGCAGCAACGTTTTGTCGAACGGCACAGCGTGCCGCAGGATAGACACTTTGTGGTGGGATGCAGAGATGTCGATACGGTCTGAATCCAAGGTGGACACAACCGTCTGCCTGAAGAACGAGAAAAACTCGGACACCTCGGACATGATGACATTATCGTCAGCGAGGAAACCTAGACGGCTCTTGAAGAGGAACACATCGTTAATTTTCTGCGTGACGAAGGACGGGTCTTTGTTGGAGTCCGCGTCTCCTGCGGTGCGCTCCCCCCAGGTTAATGCGCGGAACTCAAATGTGTCACCTGGTAGCTGCACCAATGCGTGCGGCATGGTCATAGGGTCTAGGCGATACGTTATGGCGCCAGCCACAGTCTCTTCCCACTGACCCTCATCGAAGGTCGCGCCAGCGTTGTTAGCCACGAACTTGACGTAGTAGTCGTCAGCGCCATCACCTGCGTCACCGAGCACCTTCACTTTGAAACCGTTGGGCGCAACCGCAGGCAGGTCTTCGAACTCCTGCACCGTGCCCTTGGCTAAGTTCAAGTGGTCACCACCCTTGGAGTCGATGACCTTGACGTCGAAGTCAGTCCCATCGTCTTTCACAATGCGGATTGAGCTACCCTGGCGCGTGATGGTGTAACCGGTGAGGTTGGCATTCAGGTCGGTCTCCAGGGATGCAGAGACAACCGTGGTGGACAGTGCGCCTGAGGCACCCGTCGTGTAGTTCGCCGCCAGAACGGTGTCGATGTAAATCTCGTAGTCCGTCTGGTAGCTCGCCTGCTTGACCGAAACCAATGCTTCAGAATCGTTGGCAGGCGACAGGTCTTCAAGTAGCTTGCAGGTGTTCTCCTTGTTCACGATGAAAGTGAAGTCGGCAACAGTGATGGTCCTGAAGTCTGTATCGGGCGTGGAAGTCTGGAGGTACTTGATGTCCTTCCAGGTCAACGTCGCGCTAATGGTCCCGCTTGTATAGGCAGAGATGCGCGCCCTGACGTACTTGCCGTTGTCCGAGCCGGGAGTCCAAGCGACAGTCGCATCGGTAGCTGTAGTGTCAGTGCGTAGTGTCGTGACATTGGTGGTGAAACCAATGTCGGTTGCGCTTTCCCAGATGACCGTGGCTGAGGTGATGCCTGAGGTTGTGAGCGTGATGGTGCTCTCTGCACTGGGGATGTAGATGGGCACCCCGGCAGCGGTGGCTGCTTCTTCTTTGTCATCCAATAGCGTCCTCGTGTAGTCAGCGAAGGTCACGGGCTTTGCAGTGCCGTCGATGTCGTTGACTGTGAGCACTCCATTCGTGCCGAACACAGAGATGAAGCGGTTATCGATGTCCTTGTTAATGGTGTGGATGTGAGCGCTGCCCAAGGCACCGGCCTGGAGCTTGGCGACGTACTCGGTAGGAGGGCGCCGCTTGTTGCCGTCCACCACGGACGGAAAACGGTTGGTCTCTCGGAGGGACTGCGATGCAAGACGCAGCGATGCTGGTTGCTGACTCACCCCGTTCACAAGATTGGGGATTGCCTTGCTCATGAGGCGGGTGGGCATAACGTTACTCGCTGAGGTGGATGTGTGGGGAGCGCATCAATGGTGCAGCTGTGTCGTAGTTGTCGAATATTCCGTAGTCGGCATCCTCAGCCTCTTCGTCCATCATCATTGAGCGAGCGGTCATCTCGTCTTCTTGGGTGAATGAATGAATGTCTCCAGACCCAACGTGTCGGTCCGCGAACTTACGAGACGCTTTGATGGTGATGAAGTTACGCGCTTGCTCAGGCAGGTCAGTCCACTCGATGTACAAGACAACGGTGAACAGGACAGAGGCAGTGAACGCGTAGCTGCGGTTCTTCTTGTCGTAGACCTTGCCGTTGCGCTTAACGACGTTGATGTTAAATGTGTTGTTCCAGGGTTCAAGGTCCATAGACGCAAAAGTCTCGGGCCAGATAATCTCGGAGTTACCATCAGGGGATAGCGGATAGTCTTCTTCGGTATTCCAATGCCAACCTTCGGCTTGGACTTCCCGGCATGTTTCGTCGAGGATGTTCTCCGCAGCAGTGACGACTGCCGTGAGGTTTCCCGACAGAGAGTTGATTGGTGATAGCCCGATAGTGCCGAGCATGACGTTCACAGCTTCAAGCCGTGTACGGTTCTGAAGGGTGCTCATTGCGTACCTCGTAAAAAAAAGGGGAACCCCTGGTGTTACCCAGAAGTTCCCCTTGGAGTGGCACCTTCGCGCATTCCCCCGCCTTGGGGGGCGCAACTTAGCGCTCTTGTTGTCGAACTACCGCTTACGCAGTCTTCACTTCGATAGCGGCTTCAGGACGCAGGATGCCGTGACCCATGGCGTACTTAGCGATCATGAGAGTGGACTGCCGAGAGACTTGGTATTCCTTCTCAACAGCGAGGTCGAGCAGCTTCACCGTGCCGACAGCGGAACGATGGAACCCTGCACAGACAGTCGTCGAGAAGTTGCCGTGGTAGGTGTTCAGCGAACTGACACCAGATTCGGCGCTTAGGTTTGCAGTCGGCAAGTGATTCGACTTCACGATTTGCATACCCGCAATGAAGCGAATCTTCGCCTTTGCGAGGTCGCCATTGCCAGACGTGTAATCGGAATCTACGTAGTCCTTCTCTTGAGCCAGTAGGTAATACTGCGCAGGCTTGAGAACCAACACGCGGTCCATCTCAGGGACATCCACTTCATCGAAGGTCTGAGCCATCGTGAAGCAGGTAGCAGCCAGAGAGGTGCCGTTCGTGTCGGCGTCAGCATCGGTCAGTGCCGTGCCACCGTTGCCACCGGTCAGGGTAGCGGAGGCACGAGCAGCCAGAACGACCTGTTGCAGCAACTGGGTGTCCGACTTGTTCGCCAGGGCTTGGCCCATCTTGCGAGCGTACTCGCCGCGAACATCGTAGTGGTTCATCGCTTCATCGATGTTCGCGATAGACTCATCTGCCAGCAAGAGAGCATCGATGCCGATAACTTTCTCACCATGGCGAATGTTCTGAGAACCCAGAATCTGCGCGCCAGGAGTGTGGTAGGTAGCGGCAGCAGTGCCCATCACTGGGAACTGGGCAGACTTACCCGAGGAGATGGTGCGTACCATGTGGAGAGGCATCATCACGTTGGTTTCATCAAAGGTCGTGATGATTTCACCAGCGAATACCTTGAGGAAGATGGCATCCGTAGAGCCAGACTGGTCAATTTGACCAATACGATTGACGGCGTTGTTCGCCATTTTTGGTCACCTATGTAGGTTGTGGGGATTGTTGTTTTTGTTGTCTTCCACCTTTCCATCACACAGGTTGTCCGCCGCAACGGGCCAATGTTCTCGTCAAAGGGTTTGACTATCGCCTCCTCAAAAGGAGCACGAGACCGGGATGACGCTCCGGTAGACGACTGAACTAATCTCTCAGAATGGCTCCGTTCCTGATGCGGTTCGCGATAAACCCGCTCCAGAAAGCAACCTTGTTGTCCGCGAATTTATCTGAATGCCCGTACGAAGCGTGCAGACCAAAACCCGGACTTGCCGTATTGATGTTAGCGACTGGGGACTTGCCTCGATAACCAACCGACCCCATGTCACCCCAAAGAGTGAACGGAATATAACTGGCGAGCTTGGTCGGCATCTCCCCAGGTGTGTAGTACACCGTGACGTTCGCACCTGCTGGAAACTCCACGTCGTTATCGAGCGCGGGGTTGATTAGGTGCCATTGGTCGAACCGTGTGCTGTCTTTGACCATCAACCTATACAGGATGGCGCCCCCATTACTGTGACCTACAGCGACCCTTGCCGCAGGACCGGCATCAAGTGCCTGCTTCCCGAACTCGGATGCTCTATGTGCATTCAGTAACTGCGCCCCAAACAAACCGGAGACTGGTCCGTTGAGCCACTTGTAGTTAAACTCTTTGACCCTGAACCCTTCTCGTTGCAAGAAAGGTTTCATTCTGTCGATTGTATTCTCGCCTTGGCTCGCGTTGTAGCCGTGAACTAGCCAGACGTGCATGCAGCCCCCTACATTGCCAAAGCTTTTTGCTCAACGTCCCGCGTGTACGCGGGGTCTTTGCCGTAGCGAGGGTCATTCATTGCTCTGCTTCTCTCCGCTGCTGAGCGGTAACCAGCTGTGCCTGAATTCGCGTCACCGGCCCCAATGCGGCGCGTTGGGTCTGCGCCTTCTTTAGCGCGATACTCTACATACATGTCAGCGACGGCAGCTTTCATGCCATCAACATCAGTGGCATCAAACGCCTTGTTGTAACGGTCGGTGTGTTCCGAGCCGTTAGCGTTCACCCACTCAATCATCTGGTCGAAGCCTTCTTGCCCACCCGCGACATTCACAACCGAATCGAACTTCGCCTGCCCTTCAGCTTGTGCCTCGGCGTTACGCGCCGACAGACCAGCTACGTACGTATCCACCATGTCGCGTGGATACCCGGCAGCTTCAAGCTTTGAGTACCATTCATCGCTCAGCTTCTCACCGCTGGCGTAGTACGCTTTTGTGAGGTCTTCCGTGTTGATGCCTTTCTCTTCCAGTGCCTGGACAACCTCTGTGTCCTGACCCTGAGATTCTTGACCACCCCCTTCTTCACCTTCATCAGATGGCTTTTCGCCCTCATCCTTTACAGAGGCGTCAACTTCCTGAGATTGCTTGTTTTCAAGCTCAAGGTAGGACGCAAGGAGAGCCTCATTGTTGAGAGTCCCATCCTCGTTGCGGAACTTCTCGGGGATGCTTTGGACATCAGCCGCACCCCCAGCAGTCGCCGCTTGCTCAGGAGAAAGAGCACCCGTGTCCGTGGACGAATCGTGTGCATTACCAGTGACAACTTCACCCATCATCAGAACCTCTCGCGGACCACCGTGTGTCCCATGGTAGGAACAACATCAGCCCAGACTGCGTCACCCTTGCCTTTCGGGTCGCCTTTTTCGATGAGCTTCTCGCGCGCGGCTTGCTTCTTCACCTGCGCTTCTTTGGTAAGCTTGTTCCCGTCAACATCAACTGCTTTACCGGCAGGACCACGCGGCGCACCTCCAGATGCCTCTACCGGCCCTTCATCTTGTGTATCGCTCATTGCGGTACTCCTTCTGTCATTGCTTGTTGAGCCATGCCACCCATAGCCTTAGCGGCTTCAGGCACGACCATGTCTTGCATCTGCTGCTGTTGCTGCATCTGCGCTTCTTGCTGCTTCTGCTCTAGGCTTTTCAGCAGTCCCTCCACTTCAACTCCATCCGATAAAGCGAGGCGCTCCATGAATATTCGTGCATTGACTTCATCCAGGAACGCCTGCGGTCCTAAGGTCTGGGCGATAGTGGTCACCCAGTTAACTAGTCGGTTCCTGTCGTGCCCACGTCCAAGAGCTTCAACGCCGGTGACGATGGTCACGCGTGTCATGCCTTTGGGTAACCGAGGTAGGTCACGAGACCTTTGCAGGATGGCAATTCGACGGTTGACGAAGGGGAGCTGGAAGTCTTGCGTCAGTGTTGAATAGACACCACCAAGGGCATCTTCCAGCATCTGCGCCATACGCCTAATCTCTTCCGCAGTGACACGTTCAGCGTCTCTTGAGATGACAGAGTCGAGCAGCATTGCCCTCGCCAGTCGCCTCTCGATGACATCCATGCGGGTGCCAACTTCACGGAAGTCGAGAGCCTTGTTACTTTGCAGTGTGCTCACGTCATCAGCGTTGCCCTCGCGGATGGCACCGTTGGGCGCCTTGGCTAGGGTCTTAGCGTTGGTGGTGCCATTGGGCCGCACCAGAAACAGTAGCTTCGCCATTGCGCTTGAGCCTTCGACAATTGCGCGACTGAGAGTCTCAAGCGACCGCAGGTCACCATAAAACTGCTCAACGTAGCCACGACCGTATGATTCTCCAGAGACACGCACGAGGCGTAAGGGGATGTATGGGGAGAGGTCGAGAGGGTACTGTGCTTCAGTGCCGGGGACACGCATGCCTTGAACTTCTTGGTACTCTAGCCATTGGTTCTTCTTGCGACAGACGCGGGTGTAGACGGCGATAGTCCCGTCGATGTCGTACTTCATCTGTGCTTGCTCAGGCAGCATTGCCTGTACGTCAGCATCCAGTGAGTCCCAGGTGTGCTCCTCCTTGATGACAATCTCAATCACTTCACCCATTGGGTCACGTCTAACGCAGTAGCGGTCGAGGTGCCATATACGGGAGCCTTTCACATCCTGAAAGAACAGTACGTTGCCAGCGATGATGAGGTGTTTGAGTGCCTCGAAGATGACCACTCGGTCACCCTTTGCTTCCAAGTCGTGCATCACGATGCGCTCGTATTCAGCGAACGCTTTGCGCAGTTCCTCGCGTGCTTCCTCTTCGCCTGCCTCGTCTAACTCCTGTTCAATCTTTGGAGTTGGAGCTACACGAAAGAATGGGGCGCCAGGTTGCATGAGCGCAAGTAGCAGCTTGGACGCGATGTTGTTGACGCCTTCGGCACCAACGGACTGAAAAGGGGAATAAAGATAGTCGGTACGGGAGTGGCCTTCGGGCGGGAGTAGGTAGGGAATCGTCAGCTTGGAGACGTTGCGTGCGCGTTCCAGAAAGGGACGTCGAATAGACTCCATGCGCGAGTAAAGTCCCTCCGCTGTTCCCAACGCTTCAGTTGGGTCAGGAGTCATTTGTCATCCTCTTCTTCTTGTTATGCAGGCGGGATGTTCAGGCCGGTTTGACCGGGTAGTGACAAGGCAATGCGGAGCTGCTCCGTGCCTTTGGCTGTTTGGCTTGCGTTGCCAGCTAAACTTCCGGCCGAGCGCAGGCGCCGAGCACCTGTGACGGGTCCGCCTTCTTGTCCTTCGGCTACATCGGGTGAGTCCATTTTAACCGTTTGGGTGCGGACAACTTCCCTCGGTTCTGGAGCGAATAGCTTTCGTAGGCACATGTGTTCTTGTTCTTCTTGTTGTTGTTGTTGTGCCGACCCTGGTTATTCCTCCAGATATCGACGGTGGTGGTCCAGCATCTTCTCCACGACCATGCGTGCCCCTGCCTCCATCCAAATTCGACGGTCATCCCATCGGGGGTTTGGGCATGCGTTGGGGAACATGGCATCGAGAACTTCAAGTTGACCTTGAGTGATATCAGGAATGAGGTCAGGCATAGATTCAGTTTTCATACAGTGCAACCATTTAATTAAAGTGCAACCTAAAACCCCACCCTCGGGTGAGGGCAGGGCGTGAGTAGGTCAGGGTACGAGCGCGAATTCCACTTCTTCAGAGTAGTATCCGTTGCTGCTCAACGCGTCAATACTACTCATTGGCCGAATGTCTCCTTGGTGTCCACAGCCTCGTAATCGCCCTTGAATGTGCGGTCATCGTTATCCCTGGAAGCGCCTTCGGCAGCGCGCATCATGTCTTCGCATAGGACCATTACATTCCACACGACGTGACCCAGGTGGTGGCACATCGACTCAGGGTCGTAGTCCTCACCACACCACCACTTCCACAGGTGTCGCATCATGCAGTCGATGGTGACGCTAGCCTTCTGCCCACGTTGGAAGTTGCCTCGGTCGTACTTGTTGGCACCGTAGTCTGCAACCTTGGCAAGCTCAGCCATGGCGCGCGGGTAGTCGAGGACGTGCCCCATCGGCACTTTGCCTTCATTGAATCTCATTGCCTTACCCTCGGGGCTGGTGTTCTTGCCGTAGTCAGCAGAGAGCGGTACGTCCTCCCTTGCAGGAACGCTCGCCGGGACCGGGGGGATGGCCCGACAATCAACCATAACGCAGCGCTTGTCCACAGGTCCGCATAGATGGCAATTCAACGGCCACTCACGAGTCACTGGCAATCGTGTCATGCCTTCACCCCTGGCATCTTTTCGAATGCCTCCTTCTCAACCTGAAGCTTCATTACTTCCTCAATGGTGGAGCACTTGACGTGTACGGTTGTATCCGTGCCTTCGTACATCTGGTGCACGTAGGCGTTGTACTTGCGCTTGTAGCCTTCGGCGCATTGCATGGGGGAATCGAATGACTCGATTGAGGGGTACAACTCGCACTCAACGGTAGCTGGCGCATGCGCTGCGCATACGAACAGAAGTATCTTGAACATCAGGAAGCTCTCCTTGGTCGCCATAGGATTGGCTGCTGCTTTTTGAAGTCGTAGTCTCTGGACCACAGGATGCGAGCACACCGCGCCTGCGCCAGTGCCTCCTCTTCCCCGAGGCCCGCCTTGGCGTAATAGCTGACGACGGTTTCCCAGGGGGTGTAAACACCCTCCTGCTCTCTCCACCTTGTTTCGGTCTCACCCTTGCGCTTGCCCCTGGTGAACTCGTGCTCGTATGGGATTAACACATGAGGCTGCTTCTCTAATGCTCTAGCAGCAGTATCCATGCCCACCCCTGGACAACCTGTGTATCCGTCCACCGGGTCTCCAGCCAATGCCTGCACCAGATGAAAGCGCTCAGCGTCAGGTGCCGTGACCGCGTAGATGCCCTCCCGTGGCTTGCCACAGTTGTAGTGCAGTCCAGGTATTGTCTTGAGGTCTTTGTCAAGGGTGACGCAGACCTTCCTGCCGGGAACTATGGACGGGTGAGTCATAAGTATCCCAAGAACGTCATCACCCTCAAGGGTTGGCTTCTCGTACGTCCTGAACTCCTCAGCCACCCACTCACGCAATGGAGGTATGAGCATCGGCTTGCGCTGAGCCTTGCGGTTGTCCTTGTACTCGGGAAGGACGCCCTTCCTGAAATTGGCATTGCGGTCGGCGTCAGTCAGAGTGAATATGAAGTCATCGCATCC